TCAATGGCCGACTGAGGTTTCTATCTACAGTCGAGGATATACGAATACTCAGTTGGTTAGGACACTGGATGAGTTATGTTCTAATACTGACATCTGTTTAGCAGGCGCGGCTTCGATGGGTAAGTCGTTTCCAGTTGCACTTTGGATTTATCTTGATTGGTGTTCTGCCCCACACTGCACTTCTTCTTGGGTTGCTACAACTACTCTTGGTGCATCTGAAGATCGTATCTGGGGTATCATCTCTAAACTATGGAAGTCTGCCAGTGTTCAGTATGGTAAGTTGATCGACTATCGTCACATGATTGTTTGGGGAGGTGCATCGAACGACGAAGATAAAGATTATCGTAATGCGATAAAAGCTTTGGCTTTTCAGTCTGGTAACGAGGGTCAGAAGGCTATTGATACTACCCGTGGTCGTAAAAATGATCGTGTTCGCTTGGCACTTGATGAGTTGCCCGAAATGGAGTTAGGAGCAATCACTGCTCGCGTCAACCTTTCAGCAAATAACGATATTACTTTTATCGGTATCGGAAACCCGTCAGCAGGCGATAACCCACACACCCGTTGGGCTATGCCTAAAGGTCATTCTAACTTCGATTCAGTCAATCCAGACTTAATGAAGTGGGAAACGGAGACTGGAGTTTGTTTGTTTTATAACGGCATGAAGTCACCTAACTTCGATGCTCCTCCAAATGAACCATCTCCATTCCCGTTCCTTATGGATCGGAAGAAACAGGAGATCATGCTCAAACAATGTTATGGGGATGAGAATGCTATCGACTATGTTCGTAATGCTATCGGTTGGTGGCCGAAAACGGGATTTGCTCAAACTATTCTTACTGCTGATCTCATTCGTAACGCCGATACGAACGAAGAACCACTTTGGGATTCTGAAGGATTTACTAAGGTAGCAGGATTCGATACTGCATTTACAGTTGGTGGAGATAGGTGCGTTCTGACTATCGCCAAACTTGGGTATGTGCGAGGGACTCGCAATCGTGTTATGTGGCTTGAGAGTCAGAAGGTAATCCAACTATCTGCTAACGCCGCTGCTGAGTTTGAAATCCAACTTGCTACTGAAGTTGTTAATTATTGTAGGACTGCTGGAGTGCAACCATCCAAGTTTGGTATGGACGTGTCTGGTGATGGTGGCCGAGTTGGACAGGCTATCATTCGTGAGTGGCTACGCTTTGATTCCTCTGGAGCCGCTATCGCTCTTATCTCATCTATGGGTAAACCTACTGACCGAATCGCGGCAGAGGTTGATAAACGCCCGTGTAAGGATGTTTACGATAGGTTGGTATCTGAATACTACTACTCATGCTATCACGCATTCAAGAGTCGCGTCCTATTCGGTGTTGATCCAGCTTCTGATTTGGCGCGGGAACTTTGCCTTCGCAGATACACGATTAAGTCTAAAAAGATTTCCATTGAGACAAAGGATGAACTTAAAGGAAGAACGGGATACTCGCCCGACTTGAGTGACAGCTTGATCTATGCCCTCGAAATGGCGCGGCGTAATGGCCTCGTTTTTATCGGAAACGATAAACCAGTTCCGACTAACAGATTTTGGGCGCGGGAGGAAAAGTTGGCCGATGTTAGTCAAGACGATGACTACGGATCAGACGATAACGGAGATTGGTAAATAGCAGGAACGGTTACGCGCAACCTTTTCAGATACTGGGTTTCCCAAGGTTACGCCGCCTACCCCGTCATACAACGGATCGGTGACTCGGTAATATACCTCCCAACCTCGATGTGGCATCCCGCTACGCAGTTTGCTCATCAGTGCATTCTTATCTGCCTGCTAAAATGGTGGCCGGGTTAACTCAGCATTATTGATGCTCACAGGTGATCGTTTCTGTCGCTTGCATCTCATCCGCCGACCATATAAAATTTAATACTGGGCCAAGGCGTTACTCTTGGTCATGGTTTCTGTGACGGCCCCATGTATTGCCGCTTGGTTTGTGAGTCCAATCAAACAAGACTACTTCAAAGCTCGTAGTTAGCTGCATGACTCCATGCTTCCCAGTAAATTAGAACCCTACTCCGAAGCGTCCTTCGGCCTCATCTGTCAATTCAGAATGTCATGTTGCGCACCGACTATTAAGAAGGAATTAGCGACCCATTGGGAAGCCAGAGGCGTGACGGGTAGTTTCAAAGATCAATCGAGAATACCTTCAAGTTCCAAGGTATTCGCTACTTCTTCTGGCACTACAATACGGATTACTTTCTCCCCGTCAAGGAAACCAAGAGTTTCTTTCACGCGAATATCGCTTTTCTTTACCCAACATTGGTTGAACTTCTGACGGAACAGAATCTTAGTTGGGTTCTCACTTACTTCGGTTCCTTCGCAAATGATGCGGGATTCAAACGTTGTATTCATAAATTAGATAGCCTTTCTCTCTGGCCCATGCAGGGTTGTCGTGGATTTTATTATGGCAGGGACGGCAAACCGCCATGAATGTTGCCATGTTGCAAAGGTTCTTACCTCGCTTTGCCTTATGATGAATGTCAGTAGCTGGACAACCGCACACTTCACAATTCGGTTTAAGGTTGAAATAAAGTGTCCGTGCCACTTTATACTTTTCATTTTCTTCACGCTTGCGGTCACTGAATGCCTTTAGTTTTCCTCCGCGTTTTTTGAAACCCGTTTTTGCTTTAAGTGGGGTTTTTCTTCGTAGCATAGTGCGATTACTTTCTCTACTTGTTCTTTCTTTAGGATACTTTTAGAGTTAACTTCGATCTGGTTGATGAGTGATCCAGTCACGCCGATCTTCTCTCCAAGCTCCCGGACAGTCAACCGCAACATCCTGCGAGTCTCACGCAACTGGGTGGCGAAAGTTTTCCTTCCAATAGAACGAACCATGCGTGATTGCTCGTAGGCAGTCATGCAGGACTCATATGCGTCTTCTAAAGGATGTCTCATTTCCATAAAAAATAAACCAAGAGTATTGACAAGTCAACACTTTTTTGTTACTATGATTGCTTATGGATAACACTAACGAAATAAACAACAACGCAGAGAAATTGCTAATGGCAGTTAGGCAGACTGTCATGGTTACGAATCTGTCTTTAGCAGGGGCATTAGAAACTTCTTTTCAAGCCATGTATGAAAAAAAAGAGGGCATCTTATTTATGGGAATAAGAGCGGATAGCACGGCGGTATTGATTGCAACGGGAGAAGGCTCAAACTCAATCATTCAATTAAATGTTGTGCTTGGAAAAGATTGTTTTGGTGAACGTAAATCAATCTACAAACTGGAAACACACGAAGAAACTATTCAAGTGTGGCAGAAACTTAGAGACAAAGTGTATGAATGGTCTGATGAAATGATTGATGAAGTTGAATTGGATTGATTATCGTTACCGATAAAAATATGAAAAAAAAGAAATCAAAACCAAAACTTCATCGAGACTGGAAGTTCTTCATGGAACTAAATTGCTGTAAAGGTATGTGGCCTGCTGCATACTATATGGATGGTTTGCATTTTTGGCCTTGTGGGAAAATAGATGAAGACAGATGCCATTGTGAACTTTGCACAGACATGGCTCGGAATGATTATTATTTGAAAAAATATGGTTGACATCGAATACAACCTGTAGTAGTTTTCAGTTGCACGAGAAATTGTGCCTCGGCGTGGAAACCGAGTAATAGAAGATTAAATCGAAATACAAATATCACCTTCCTGCCATAGAGCTTTCCACCCGACATTCAATCGGTCTTCTTTCTATGGCAGGGGGTGGCCCTTCAAAAAATGATACCTGTAAAACAACCTCAACGCCTATTCACGCGAATGAAGAAGGCAGTGTTGAGAGAAGATATGATGGCACTAACGCAAGAGGTAACTCAAGCGATGGTTCTTGGACAGATGCTGTATTGGACAAAAACCTTGGACAAAGTAAACGATTGGTTGTTTGAGGAGAATAAGCGGTTGGCAGAAGTTGAGCTTCCACAACACGAATATAACTATGGTTGGATTTACAAATCAGCACGGGAAATGCGTGAAGATTTGATGAACGCTTTTAGTGAAGACGCAATTCAACGGGCATTCTCGGCACTCGTAACCAAAGGCGTTTTAATGAAAAGACACAACCCAATTGTTCGATATGACAGGAAACTTCAGTATCGAATCGACATCGTTTTTTTGCGTCGTTTGCTTAAAGATCGTGGTTATGAAATGACAGATTTTCAACTTGCAACCATTCCGCAAGAAGCGGCGTTCATTCCGCATGGTGCGGTATCAATGACGCAAGGTGCGGAAACAATAACAGAGACTATAACAAAGATTACAAACAAAGAAAACCTCCTAACCTCCTTGAAGGAGGAAGAGGAAAGTTCGGCAATGGCCTCACATTCCTCGGAAGTAGTAACTCAACCAAATCTATTCTCGACTAACCCAAGTGAAGCTAACGCTTCGGGTTCGGCTAACGCCAAACTGAACTCTGCCGATGGCAATGGAACTACCCCCCCAATTCCGCTCGCCCCCCCACGAACCAAACGAGCTACCCAAATCGAAAAGCCAAGCGGAGTGAGCGAGCAAGTCTGGAATGACTTCATCGCCCTCCGTAAAGCTAAACGCGCCCCGCTATCACCAACGGCACTCTCGGTCATCGCCAAAGAAGCTGAGAAGGCAGCGATGCACATCGAGGAGGCATTGACCGAATGCGTCACCCGTGGATGGCAGAGCTTCAAGGCTGAATGGATCAAACCAAAAACAACAACCAAACCAGAACGATTCTCCAACTTTTGATTATCGTTACCGATAAAACCTAAATAGAAAGAAAAATGAATGAGCTACACTTATTTGCTGGAGCAGGGGGAGGAATCCTCGGCGGGATGCTTCTCGGACATACCACAGTCTGTGCTGTCGAACTTGAACCTTACTGCCGAAAAGTCTTACTCCAAAGACAACGAGACGGCATCCTGCCAAAGTTCCCAATCTGGGATGATGTCACCACATTCGATGGAACTCCGTGGAGAGGAAAAGTCGATGTCGTCTGCGGAGGATTCCCTTGCCAAGACATATCAGCAGCAGGCAAAGGAGCCGGGATCACAGGAGAGCGAAGCGGACTCTGGGGAGAGATGGCCAGAATCATTGGCGAAATACGACCTAAATACGCATTCGTGGAGAACTCACCAATGCTTACTCTTCGAGGACTTGACCGAGTGCTTGGCGATCTTTCCGAGATGGGGTATGATGCACGATGGGGAGTTGTGGGAGCTTACCATGTCGGCGCACCTCACAGAAGAGAACGAATCTGGATTACAGCCAGACGGGATAAATTTCTTTCATACTCCCAACACAACTGGACTGGATGGGGGCAGCAACAGCAGGAAAGCGTTGAAGAAAAGACAGGAGATGATATGGCCAACTCCACGCAGTTGTTCAGCAATGGCGGCAACGATAACTCCAGAGTCGGCCTGGAACGAGAATCGTTTTCCAAACTTGGAAACAATTGTGGGGCAAAGAATGTGGCCAACCCCATGTGCAAGCGACAATCGGGACAGGGGTCATGTTGGTATGCCAGCGATCCAGCGGAGAAAAGAGAAGGGGAAACAGATAGGGCTTGGTCAGAGCGTGTCGGACACATCTGGGGCATTGAATCCAGATTGGGTCGAGTGGCTGATGGGGTGGCCAATCGGGTGGACAGACTTAAAGCCATTGGAAACGGGCAAGTTTCAATCGTGGCAGCAACAGCATGGAGAATACTTGGAGGAGAATAAATGAAAAAAGTCCCAATAGCACGAAAGAGTGAAGCGGCAGCATTGTCGCTGATAGCAATCGACAGAAACATACTTTCCCAACAAACATGGGATAGTGGTTATTTCGCCATAAACGCCAACAGGATCGTTTTTGAAGCTCTCCAAGGGGTTCACCAGCGGACAGGAGTTTGCTGTCCTTTCTCTGCCATCGCAGAGTTGGAAGCTACAGGAAAGTTAGATGCCGCTGGCGGCGAGGATGGAGTTCACCAGATTCTATCCACGATGAATGTAGCGTCTGGTAAGGTTTGCCAAGACATGGCTGACGATTATCGGAAGCACCTACACCGCACAAAATCCTACCGCGATGTCA